GGTGTTATTGCTTTTGAAGTAAAAGATACTTGGGTAGACTTATTACAACTAGTATTAATAACAGTGATTGGTGCTTATTTTGGCGGTAGATCACTAGAAAAAGTAAAAAAATAATATGGCATTTAAAGATCCAACAGATTACGCTTTTGGTCAACTAGGTAGTATACACGTTGCCGGAACAGAAGCTATAACAATAATAGGTGGTGATGATACTGACGCTACTCCAGCTTCAAACGTAAATAGAATTACAAAAGTTTTTGTAGCAATAACATTTTTAGAAGATACAGTGTTTGATAGTGGTGCTACTGGTTTAGTTCCTGCTGAAGCACAAAACTTTCCTAGCTCAGATGGTAACAGTACAGATATTGACGCTGATGGCGGTGATGTTGTTGATAGTGAAACTTTTCCAAAAGGTGTAACTATATATGGTAGATGGACTGGTTTCAAACTAGCTTCAGGTAGAGTAATAGCTTACGTAGGTATATAATGTTAGGTTTAGGTAACTCAGTATCTAGTATTTCATATCCACAGCAAACATCATATGCTGTTACTAAGTCTGTATCTTTAGACGGTACAAACGATCATATAGTAATAACTGACTCTGTAGCAGATGATATAAAGAACGTAGGTAGTATGTCTATATGGCTTAAGTTAGAAGCTGCAAATCAAAACGACACTATTATGAACATACACACAGACACTAGTAATAATAATAAAATAGCAATTTTATTTATTAATCAAGGTGGTTCTGAAGTTATACGTTTTAATAGTAGAGGTGGTAGCCAAAATACTATTTTAGACCACAGTTATTCAGCTGCTGATTCTGTTAATAATGGCTGGACACACTTTGTTGCTACCTGGAGTAGAACTGCTAACACAATGGCTATGTATTTAAACGGTAGTAGCGTTGCTACAAGTACTTCTTCAATGACTGATTTTGCAACTACTGCTAATAAAATATATTTAGGTAAACCTGGTAATGCTGATAATGCTTTTTTCCAAGGGCATTTTAGTAGTTTTGCTTTATTTGATGCTGTTTTATCGGGCAGTGATGTTTCAACTATTTATAACAGTGGTAGCCCAAATATTGATTTAACAACAGCTGGTATTAGTAGTTTAGTAGCTTTTTTACCTTTAGATGAAGCAAGTGGTAATTTTATAGATAGAACAAGTACTGGAGCAGACGGTGTTCCAACAAACAGCCCAACACAAGGCGTAGCAGACGTACCATAATATGAATAACAGAAAATATATAATAATAACAAACGCTGAAGTTGCAAGCGTAGATTTTAGTCAAGTACTAGAAACATCAGCTAATACTTTAAGGTATAACAACGCTGGTACAAAAACATTTGTAAAGTTTGATGGTAACACACCTAGCTTTTTAAATGGTAAAACACAATATACACACGATGAAATACTAACAGAGCTTAGTAAATCAGAGTGGACAGAGTAAAGCAAATTAACTTAAATTAAATAAAATGGCAAAAAAAGAAAAGATTCTGGATCTTAAACCAGAAACTATTACAAAAGAACAATTAACTAAAGTGCAAGAAACAGTTAATAATATAAATAGATACCAGTTAGAAATTGGTAATATGACTGTAAAACAACATGAGTTAATGCACAGTGTAGCTAGTTTTAGAGACGAGTTGTCTTTATTACAACAAGAGTTTGAAAAAGAATACGGAACTTTTGATGTAAATATTCAAACTGGTAAAATAAATTATCCTGAAAATGGCGAAGCTGATAAGAAAGATTAGTGTAGGTAAAGACTACAAAAACGATGCCATGCACTATGCTGTAGGTCAAGAGGTTTACGGTGGACATACTATTTGTGATATATTAGAAGAAGAAGATAAGTATTCTATATATATTAAAAAAAACAAAGATGTATTACCTTGGAAAGACTTCAATAAAAACATGGCCGTTTCTATAGAATATAATCTAGAATACTAATGAAAAGTGTTTACAACTTTGTTGTAACACCAAAAGGTAAAAGATATAACAACACTAAAAAAGTTGGTGATTCAGAATTAATACTTAATACTGATATATTTAAGCATCAATATGTAAATAGAGAAGCAGTTGTTATATCAACGCCAATAGTTGGTGATACTGATATAGAAGCTGGTGATACCGTTATAGTACATCATAACGTTTTTAGACGTTGGCACAACATTAAAGGTATTGAAAAAAACAGTAAAAGTTATTTTAACGAGTCAACATACTTTATAGGTAAAGATCAAATATTTTTATATAAAAGAAATAAAAACTGGTTTGCGCCAAAAGGTTATTGCTTTGTTAAACCTTTAAAAGCTGTAGATCAGTTTAATATTGAGTCGGAAAAACCACTACAAGGTATTGTTAAGTATTCTGATGGCACTGTTGAAGTTGGTGATTTAATAGGTTTTACGCCTAACAGCAAATACGAGTTTATAGTCGACGGTGAAAGACTATATAGAGTTTTATCAAATTTTATTACAATTAAATATGAATATCAAGGAAACGAAGAAGAATATAATCCAAGCTGGGCGAAAAGCAGTTGATGAATTAATTAAAGTTGCTGAAGAAAAAATTATAACTAACACAGAAGATGATGTTAGTGCTGATAGATTAAAAAACGCAGCTGCTACTAAAAAGTTAGCTATATTTGATGCTTTTGAAATACTTAACAGGATTCAAGAAGAAGAAAACTTACTTGATGGTAAAACACCTGAAGAAACAAAGAAAACTGTATTTAGAGGGTTTGCAGAAGGAAGATCAAAGTAATGTATAAGCAAGAGTTAGTAAAGGTCGTAGAACCTATAAAGAAAACAACAATAACGCGGTTAAATCGCACTAAAAAATGGAAATATGGATACAATAAAGAACATGATGTCGTGGTTATATCAAAAACTGGTAAAATTGGGGATATACTTGAGATCCAAGGTTTGCGCATTGCTTTGCCAATGCTGCCAGTGCACGTGCACAAAAACGAAGTAAATAAGTGGCAAAAAATAGAATATCCAAAAGAATTAAGTAAACTTAAAAACATATTTGATTGGAGAGCATACCCAGAAGACCAAAAAGAAAAGTGGTATGATTATATAGACGAAGAGTTTAAACGTAGAGAATATGGCTTTTGGTTTATTAATAATAACAAACCTACATATATAACAGGCACTCACTATATGTATTTACAATGGAGTAAAATAGATGTAGGTGCACCAGACTTTAGAGAAGCAAATAGACTGTTTTACATATTTTGGGAAGCTTGCAAAGCAGACAAGAGATGTTATGGTATGTGTTACTTAAAAAACAGAAGATCAGGCTTTTCGTTTATGTCTTCAGCTGAAACAGTTAATTTAGCTACAATATCAAGTGATAGTAGATATGGTATATTATCAAAAACAGGTGCAGATGCTAAAAAAATGTTTACAGACAAAGTAGTACCTATTAGTATAAACTACCCATTCTTTTTTAAACCTATACAAGATGGTATGGATAGGCCAAAGTCAGAACTTGCATATAGAGTTCCAGCTAGTAAGTTTACAAGAAAAAAGATTACAGCAAACGAACAGTTAGAAGATATACAAGGTTTAGATACAACTATAGACTGGAAAAACACAGGTGATAATAGTTACGATGGTGAAAAATTAGCTTTACTTGTACACGATGAAAGTGGTAAATGGGAAAGACCTGATAATATATTAAACAACTGGCGAGTAACTAAAACTTGTCTTAGACTTGGTAGTAGAATTATAGGTAAATGCATGATGGGTTCAACTAGTAACTCATTAGACAAAGGTGGTGAAAACTTTAAAAAACTATACAATGCATCAGATGTCACTAAAAGAAATAGAAATGGTCAAACAAAATCTGGTTTATATTCTTTGTTTATCCCAATGGAATGGAACTACGAAGGATTTATTGATGAGTACGGATTTCCAGTATTCACTACTCCTGACGTCAACGTGCTTGCCCCAGATGGTGAACTAATAGATTATGGTATAATAGATCACTGGAACAATGAAGCTGAAGGATTAAAAGGCGATCAAGACGCGTTAAACGAGTTTTATAGACAATTTCCAAGAACAACAGAACACGCGTTTAGAGATGAAACAAAAAATAGTATATTTAATTTAATAAAAATATACGAACAAATAGATTACAATGAAGAGATGGGTAGTGCTAACGGTGTTACTGTTGGTAATTTTCAATGGGTAAATGGCATTAAAGATTCACAAGTAATATTTTATCCAGATCCAAAAGGTAGATTTAAAGTTAGTTGGGTTCCAAAGTCTGAGTTGCAAAACAGAGTAATACTTAAAAACGGTATAAAATATCCTGGAAATGAGCACGTAGGTGCGTTTGGTTGTGATAGCTACGACATATCAGGAACAGTAGATGGTCAAGGCTCTAAAGGAGCACTACACGGTTTAACAAGGTTTAGTATGGAAGACGCTCCTGCTAACAGCTTTTTTTTAGAATATTTGTCAAGACCTCCAACAGCTGAGATGTTCTTTGAAGACGTATTAATGGCATTAGTGTTTTATGGCATGCCAATACTAGCAGAGAACAATAAACCAAGGTTGTTGTACTACTTAAGACGTAGAGGCTACAGAGGTTTTAGTATGAATAGACCAGACAAAGTTTGGAATAAATTATCTGTTGCAGAAAAAGAAGTAGGTGGAATACCAAACACTAGTGAAGATATAAAGCAAGCACACGCTGCTGCAATTGAAATGTATATACAAGATCATGTTGGTATAAAACAAGATGGTAGTTTTGGTGATTTGTATTTTAATGAATTGTTAAATGATTGGAGTAGGTTTGATATAACAAGAAGAACAAAATTTGACGCAACAATAAGTAGTGGTTTAGCTATTATGGCAAACAATAGGCATTTATACACACCAAATGCAAAAATTGAAAAACCACAATTAAACATAAGTATCTCCAAGTATAACAACACTGGAGTTAATTCAAAAATAATCAAATAATAAACATGGCATACGCTGGTATTAAAAATTATTTTCCTAGTCAAACTGTAAGTGACGCTGAAAAGTTGAGCTATGATTATGGTTTGAAAGTAGGTAAAGCTATAGAAACAGAGTGGTTTAATGACGACAGAAGTTTAAGTAGGTTTAAAACAAATCACAATGATTATCATAATTTAAGATTATACGCTCGTGGAGAGCAATCAATACAAAAATACAAAGACGAACTATCAATAAATGGTGACTTAAGCTATTTAAATCTTGATTGGAAGCCTGTACCTATTATATCAAAGTTTGTTGATATAGTTGTAAACGGTATGGCTCAAAGAACTTACGATATAAAAGCGTATTCACAAGATCCTTTTGGTGTTGCAAAAAGAACAAAGTATATGGAAGGTATACTTAAGGATATGAGGTTAAAAGCTTTTAACGAAGCAGTTAAAAAAGAACTTAATCTAAACGTAAGGCAAAGTCAAGTTGAAGAGCTACCAGAAACAAATGAAGAGTTAGAACTTCATATGCAGTTGAGCTATAAGCAGTCTATTGAAATAGCAGAAGAACAAGCTATAAATGTTTTAATGGAAGGTAACAAATACGAGTTAATCAAAAAACAGTTTTATTATGATTTAACTGTTTTAGGTATTGGTGCTGTTAAAACATCATTTAATACATCAGAAGGTGTTGTTATTGATTACGTTGATCCAGCAAACCTTGTATACTCTTATACTGATTCACCTTATTTTGAAGATATATATTATGTAGGTGAAGTAAAATCAATACCTGTTAACGAGTTAGCTAAACAGTTTCCACATTTAACAGAATCTGATTTAGAAGAAATAATGAAAAGCAAACCTACAAATAGATCAAACTATAACACTAGGTATACAGCTGACAAAGAAGACAACAACACAATACAGGTTTTATATTTTAATTATAAAACTTATATGAACGAAGTTTACAAATCAAAAGAAACAGCTACAGGTGGTGAAAAAATAATACCTAAAGATGATTCTTTTAACCCACCTCAAGAAAAAGAAGGTTCTTACAACAGAATGATAAGAGCTATTGAAGTACTTTACGATGGAGCTATGATAATGGGTACTAATAGACTTTTAAGATGGGAGCTAGCTAAAAACATGATGAGGCCAAAAAGTGATTTTACAAAAGTAAAAATGAATTACTCAATATGTGCGCCTAGAATGTACAACGGTAGAATAGAAAGTTTAGTAAATAGAATTACTGGTTTTGCTGATATGATACAGTTAACACATTTAAAGCTACAACAAGTAATGTCACGTATGGTGCCAGATGGCGTTTACTTAGATGCTGATGGTTTAGCTGAAATAGATTTAGGTAATGGTACAAACTATAATCCACAAGAGGCTTTGAATATGTTTTTTCAAACAGGTAGTGTTATAGGTAGATCGTTTACTCAAGATGGTGATATGAATCCTGGTAAGGTACCAATACAAGAAATAACATCTGGTAGTGGTGGTAATAAAATGCAAGCTCTTATTGCAAACTACAATTATTATTTACAGATGATACGTGATGTAACCGGGTTAAATGAAGCTAGAGATGGTACAAATCCAGATGCAAGAGCTTTAGTTGGTGTTCAAAAACTAGCAGCAGCAAATAGTAATACAGCAACAAGACATATATTAAACGCAGGCTTGTTTTTAACTGCAGAAGTGGCAGAGTGTTTATCTCTTAGAATATCAGATATTATAGAGTACTCACCAACTGCAGACGCTTTTATTCAAGCTATTGGTGTTCATAATGTTTCTGTTTTAGATGAATTAAAACAATTACACTTATATGACTTTGGTATATTTATTGATTTACAACCTGATGAAGAAGAGCGCATGATGTTAGAAAACAATGTACAAATGGCTCTTCAACAACAAATAATAGAGTTAGCAGATGCTATTGATATTAGAGAAATAAAAAACGTAAAGCTAGCTAATCAACTGTTAAAAATACGAAGAAAACGAAAGTTAGATAAAGATCAAGCAATGCAACAGCAAAACATGCAACAACAAGCAATGCTAAATCAACAATCAGCTCAAGCAGCTGCTCAAGCTGAAATGCAAAAAAACCAAACAATAACTCAAAGCCAAGCTCAATTAGAACAAATAAAAGCTCAGATAGAGTCTCAAAAAATGGTTCAAGAAGTTGAACACAAAAAAGAGTTAATGGCTTTAGAGTTTCAATACAACATGCAACTTAAAGGAATAGAAGTAGAAGGTGTTAAAACAAAAGAAAAAGAAAAGGAAGATCGTAAAGACGAAAGAACTAGAATACAAGCAACACAGCAATCAAAACTTATAGAGCAAAGACAAACTGGTTTACCGGCTAAAAACTTTGAGTCTGCAGGTAATGATATACTAAGTGGTCAGTTTGATTTAGGTACTTTTGATCCTAAGTAAATTTATTAATTATTATTATATTATATTATGAAAGAAAAAAAAGAAAAAGTAGTTGAAGAAACTACAAAAGAAACAACTGAAAAAGTTGAAGAAACTAAAAAACCAAATTTAAATGATGACGGTGATTACGTTGTTAGTTTAGATAAACCAGTAGAAAATGAAACTAAAGAAGATAACGCTGACGACAGCGGAGTGGTTGCAGAGTCTAAGGATGCCGAGCCCACACAAGAACAAAAAGAAGTACAACCGGAAACAGAAACACAAGAAACTCCAGTACTAGAAGAAATTACTGAAGAATCTACAGAAGAAGAAGTTGCTGAAGTAGAGGAAAAAATAGAAGAAGCTATAATTGAAGCAGATGCTACAGGAAAAGAACTACCTGAAGATATTCAAAAGCTTATTAATTTTATGGAAGAAACCGGTGGTGATTTAAATGATTACGTTAAACTAAATCAAGATTATACTAAACTTGATGATAATGCTTTACTAAGAGAGTATTACAGACAAACAAAACCTCATTTAAACTCAGACGAAATAAGTTTTCTAATGGAAGACTCGTTTTCATTTAACGAAGATGAAGACGAAGAAAGAGATATAAGAAGAAAAAAATTAGCGTTAAAAGAGCAAGTTGCCAGCGCTAGAAGCCACTTAGACGGGCAAAAGTCTAAATACTATGAAGAGATTAAGGCTGGTTCAAAATTAACTGAAGAACAACAAAAAGCTGTTAATTTTTTTAATAGATACAACAAGGAGTCAGAAGCAACACAAAAAACAGCTAAATTAAATTCTGATATTTTTAAGAAAAAAACTAATCAAGTTTTTAACGATAAGTTCAAAGGTTTTGAATACAATGTCGGTGATAAAAAATATAGATTTAACGTTAACAATGCTGACGAGGTTAAAACAACTCAAAGTGATTTAAACAATTTTACCAAAAAGTTTTTGGACAAAAAAATGGCTTTAAAGGATGCTGTGGGTTATCATAAATCTTTATATACAGCAATGAATGCAGACGCTGTTGCAAAACACTTTTATGAACAAGGAAAAGCCGATGCTATAAAAGATAGTATTGCCAAAGGTAAAAATGTAAATATGGACCCAAGGCAAGTAAATCAAACTTTTGAAGCAGGTGGTATAAAAGTAAAAGTGTTAGGCGATAATTCTTCTGATTTTAAGTTTAAAATTAAAAACAGAAATAAATAACAATTAAAAATTTAAAATTATGGCAATTACTGCAGGAGCTAGTTTGAACAGCACGCCAGCTTCACAGAAGCAAACGTTAGCTTCAAACTATATCGACTTTACTGCGTCCGGTACCGCTGGATGGGCGCAACAATACCTGCCTGACTTAATGAACCAAGAGTCTGAAGTTTTCGGTAACAGAACAATTTCAGGTTTCTTAGCTCAAGTTGGCGCAGAAGAACCAATGATGTCTGATCAAGTTATATGGTCAGAGCAATCAAGATTACATTTATCATACACTGGTACTCTTAATACTGGTACATCTGTATTTACAGTATTATTAGACATTGATGGTAATGATTTTTCAGCTGCTGATGTTCACGGTATACGTATTAATGATATGTGTATTGTAGCTACAGCTGAAGGTACAATTAAATGTTTATGTACAGCTGTATCAAACGCTACAGCAACTCTTAAACCTTACGAAGTAGAAAACATTGATGATTCAGCTTCTTTCTCAACTGCATCGTCAGCTGCGGCTACTGTGTTAGTTATAGGTTCTGAGTTTGGAAAAGGTGTTTCAGGTCAAGGTGGTACTTCATCAGCTACTGATGGTTTTGGTACTGTTAAGCCAACTCACAAGTCATTTACTAACAAACCAATCATATTAAAAGATTACTATGAGATTTCAGGATCTGATGCTTCTCAAGTTGGTTGGGTTGAAATTTCTGGTGAAGCTGGTCAAGCAGGTTACTTATGGTACTTAAAAGCTGAAGGTGACACTAGAGCACGTTTTTCTGACTACTTAGAAATGGCAATGATTGAGTCTGTTAAAGGTGTTGAAGGTTCGTCAACTGCTGATGGAACTGTAAACGGTGCTGGTGCAACTTTTGGTACTGAAGGTTTATTTGCAGCTGTTGAATCAAGAGGTAACGTTACTACTGGTGTAACTGGTATTAATGCTGCTACTGATTTAGCTGAGTTTGACGCTATATTAGCTGAGTTTGACGCTCAAGGAGCTATTGAAGAAAACATGATGTTTGTTAACAGATCAACTAGCTTAGCTATTGATGATATGTTAGCTTCAATGAACTCTTACGGAGCTGGTGGTACTTCTTACGGAGTATTTGATAACTCTGAAGATATGGCACTTAACTTAGGTTTTTCTGGTTTCAGAAGAGGTTCTTATGACTTCTACAAATCTGACTTCAGATACTTAAACGACAAAGCTACAAGAGGAAGTATTAACTCTAGAGATGCTGTTGCTCCAGTTAGAGGTATTATTATACCAGCTGGAACTTCAACTGTTTATGACCAAATGTTAGGTAAAAACCTTAAACGTCCTTTCTTACATGTACGATTCAGAGCTTCACAAACAGAAAGCAGATACTACAAAACTTGGGTTACAGGTTCTGTTGGCGCTGTTACAACTGATTTAGATGCAATGCAAGTACACTATTTATCTGAAAGATGTTTAGTTACTCAAGGTGCTAATAACTTTATGATGATGAAGTAAGCACTTATATTAAAAGTCGAGGCTTCGGCCTCGGCTTTATTTTATTAATTTTATTATATATTATATTATGGCAAAGAAAAAACAAGAAAAGGTAGAGGTACCTGTTGTTGAAACACCAATTGTTGAAGCACCAAAACCTGAATGGAAAATAAAAGATAGAACTTACTTTTTAAGTAATAGACAAAAACCTTTATCTTACATTATAAAATCAGCTGGTTTATACTGGTTTGATGAAGAAAAAGGATATGAAAGAGAATTAAAATATTGTGAAAATCAAAAAACTTGCTTTGTTGATGAGATGAAAGGTGATCAAAGATTGTCACACATTATATTTAGAGCAGGTACTTTATTAGTGCCAAAATCTAAAACTGTATTACAAAAGTTTTTATCTTTATATCATCCACATAGACAAAAGTTATTTTTTGAGTGGGAGCCAGAAGTAAAAGCTTCAAACGAAATAGATGATTTACAATTAGAAATAGAAGCTTTAAACGCTGCTAAAAACCTAGATATTGATATGGCAGAAGCTGTTATGCGTGTTGAGGTTGGTTCTAAGGTATCAGAGATGAGTTCTAAGGAGCTTAAAAGAGATTTGTTACTTTATGCTAAAAGAAACCCTGAGTTGTTTATAGACTTAGTTAATGATGAAAATGTACATCTTAGAAACTTTGGTATTAAAGCTACTGAAATGGGTATTTTAAAATTATCTCAAGATCAAAGAAATTTTATGTGGGGTTCTAATAATAGAAAGTTAATGACTGTGCCTTTTGATGAGCATCCTTATTCTGCTCTAGCACATTGGTTTAAAACTGATGAAGGTATGGAAATTTTTACTACTATAGAAAAAAAGTTAAACAACTAATCAAACTGTAGAGCGGTCGCCCTACGGGGCGATCGTAACTACAAAAACTATATGAAACAAAAAAAATCAAAAGGACTAGGCGACTCTATAGAAAAATTTACAAAAGCAACGGGAATAAAAAAAGTTGTAGAAACTGTTAGCAAAGCTGTTGGTAAAGATTGTGGTTGTGCTGAAAGAAAAGAAACTTTAAATAGATTATTTCCATATAATAAATAAAATATACTATGTTAAACGTAGACACGATATACCAAAAAGTATTAGCTTTAGCTAACAAAGAGCAAAGAGGTTATATAACGCCGCAAGACTTTAATCTTTTTGCTAACTATGCACAAAAAGAAATATTTGAGCAATATTTTTACGATACTAACATTGCTAGAAAAACTCAAGGTAATGATACGGTTTATGCTGATATTGACGATATGTTAGAAGAAAAGTTGCAAATATTTGATAAAACAGATGGTGCTAATGCTATTTCAAATTATGTTGGAGCTGGTGGAGGTGGTATTAACAAAAGAGTTCCTGATTATATATATAGAATACACAGAGTTGAATATCAAAACAAAAACTGTGAAATATTAAACACAAAAGATTTTAATGCAGTAAAACACGGTGGGCCTTTATTAAGACCAACTGACAATAGACCTGTAGTCAACATAAGGGGTGGTATAATAAGGTGTATTATAGGTGATAATTTTTCTGTAACACCAACAGGTATTTTTTATTTTAAAATTCCTGAAAAAGTTAACTGGACTTATGTTGTAGTAAACAAACAAGCATTACACGATGCAAACTCAAATACTGTACATTTTGAACTACACCCATCTGAGGAAACTCAACTAATAAATAAAATATTAAAACTTGCCGGTTTATCAAATCAACAGCCAGATATAATGAGGGCAGGTCAAGGTATGGAAATGGCAACTACACAACAACAACCTAAAATATAATAAATGGGATTACTAAACAATCAAACTCAAAATCAATATTATAGTAACACTAACTTATATGGTGAGTATCAATTTGTTTCTCTAAGTGATATAATAAGTCAGTTTATGGTTATATATGTAGGTGAAGATAAAATTATATCAAAAGCTAGCAGAACAGATGTAGCTTTTCATGCTCAAAGAGCTTTGGCTGAATTATCATTTGATACCTTTAAATGTACTAAAAGTCTAGAAATAGTTGTACCTGCAACTTTACAAATGACACTACCACAAGATTATGTTAACTATGTAAAAATTAGTTTTGTTGGTGATAGCGGTATGAAGCACACTTTATACCCTACCTCTAAGACTTCAAATCCTAGAAAAGTTAAACAAGACTCAAATGGTGAATATACTTTTAATGGTAACACTGGAGATCTATTATATGAGCGTGAGTCTAAAGCGTGGGAAAATTACAAGTCTAACCAACCTGCAGAAAGTAGTAAGCACAGCTATGAAGATGATGTTTACTGGCCACTAGATGGTAAAAGATATGGTATTGACCCAAGCCATGCGCAAGTTAATGGATCTTTTTATGTTGACGAGTATACAGGTAAAATACATTTTAGCTCTAACATAAATGAAAAAACTATTATTTTAGATTACATAAGCGATAGCCTTGGCACTGATGATGAAATGAAAGTTCATAAGTTTGCTGAAGAAGCAATGTATAAATCTATTTCTTACGCTGTGTTATCTGGTAAATCAAATATACCTGAGTATCAAGTGAACAGGTTTAAAAAAGAAAAACGTGCGGCGGTAAGAAAAGCAAAATTAAGATTATCAAATATAAAACTAGAAGAAATTACTCGAATTTTAAGAGGTAAATCAAAACAAATAAAACACTAGTACATGCCTGATTTTAAGAAGAATTTTACCAAGGGTAGAATGAACAAGGATGTAGACGAAAGACTTGTTCCAAATGGAGAATATAGAAATGCAATGAACATACAGGTTTCAACGTCTGAGGAGTCTAACGTTGGTACTGTACAAAATATATTAGGTAATTCTAAAATCAACACACCAATAGATATATCAAATCACGTTTGTGTTGGTAGCATATCTGATGAAAAATCAGATTCATCTTTTTGGTTTTTACGTGGACCAAATCAATCATTAAAACAAACTGCTGGAAGTTATAGTCCAAACCAAACTTTAAACAGAGATTATATATTTAGATTAAAAAACGATAGTATAGATATTGTTTTTACAGATACTAAAGATATAGTATCTAGAGCTCAAGATTTTGGTAATAACCCTGCTATTGATTTAGCAAATGGAATAATATACACTCCTGCAAACTGGACTCTTAATCTTTCAGCAGGTGATATATTACACTCTATAGTTGACGCAAGTGGAACAGTATACTCTGTAAATGCTATAGTTATGAGTACTAAAGGAAGTGCTTTTCCTGGTGATCCATCGTACATACTATTAACAGACATACAAGCACAACAAGGTATACCAACAAGCGGTATATTTGATCTTTTTTTTAAATCTGGTGCTTTAAATTTTCAAGAAGGTTTTATAACAGGAATAAATGTTATTGATGATTTGTTATTATTTACAGATAATCATAATGAGCCAAAAATGTTAAATATAGAAAGGTCTATATCAGGAACTGATCAAACTGGTATTGAGCATACTGTAATTGTTAACGAAGGGCTTAATACTCAAAATACAAAAGCTAGATCTAGCGATATACAAGTTTTAAAAAGAAAGCCTACAAAAAAACTAAATGTACAAACCGTTGACACAAGAAGAGCTGGTGTAGTAAATTCGCAAACTACATTTAAATTTACTAATGACCTTAGCATTTTATTATCAGCTGGCTACGAAGATACTTTTACGGTATCTACTAATTCTAATGTAAACGTTTCATATCAAGTAGGTGATATTATATTATTGTTAAATCAAGATAATATAAGTGATGGTACAAAAACACTACCACAAGAATACGATGTTAAAATTGTAATAAAAGATATACAAAATAGTGCTGGTGGTATTAGTGTAATAGATTTTGAAATTATAAGTATATCATCAGAAACACCTTTAACACAAGCTGATTATGCTTGTTTGTTATTTCAAGATAAATCAGATGTTTTTGAAGAAGAAATGTTTAGGTTTAGCTATAGATATAAATATCAAGATGGTGAAGTTTCTGCTTTTGCACCTTTTTCAAACATGATATTTGCTTCTGGCGAGTTTAAATACGACCAAAAAACAGCATACAATTTAGGTATGCTTAATAATATAATTGAAATAACTTTAACTGATTTTATAGACTTTCCTAATACTTTAAATGTTAAAGCTATTGATCTTTTAGTTAAAAACGAAAACAGTCCTAATGTATATTTAATTGATACTGTAAAAAGATCTGATTATAATAATATTGAAGCTGATAGTGATGGTAATCCTTTTGGTGGTGTTTATAAGTTTAATCCAAAACAAATAAAAGCAACGCTACCTGAAAACCAATTGTTAAGAGCTTATGATAATGTACCTAGAAAAGCTTTAGCTCAAGAAATTAGTGGTAATAGATTATTATATGGTAACTACACAGAAAACTATAATTTTCCAAATAAAAACTTACAAATAATACCTTCTATATCACAAAGACCAACAGAATTAATACAGGTTTTAGATGGTGCACCTTCTATAAAAACACAAAGAAATTATCAAGTAGGTGTTGTTTTTGTAGACAAAGAAGGTAGAGAAAGCCCTATTATAACAAACGATAGTTCCCATGTGTTTGTTCAAAAAGAAACAGTTACAGAAAACACAATGCTAAGTGTTACTAACAACTCGTTTCTTCCTAACTGGGTAGAAAGCTATAAGTATTATATAAAAGACACTTTACCTCCTTATCATAACGTTGTTGTAGATGCTTTTTACAAAGCTGAAAACGGAGATTTTTGGCTTTCAATACCTTCTAGTGAAAGAAACAAACTTGAAAATGGTGATTTAATAGAATTAAAAAAAGGTATTAATAGTTCTGCTGCGATAATAGAAAATTCTAAAACAAAAGTTATTGATATAGATAACGAGGCACCTGATTTTGTTAAGTACAGATATGTGTCTTTAGGTAAAGCACACTATGTACATGGCAGCGGTGATTACTTGTGTCCTAGTGCTGGTTTACCTGATGTAGGTAAAGATTGGTTTAAAATAATAAAAGATGAGTGGTTAGACCAAAACCACGAAGGACTAGGTGGTGGTGGTGATTTAGCTCAGTATGAAGACGCTGTTGTTCAGTTTGAAGCAAGTCCTACTGGTAACTTTGCTGTTGGTGGTATATTTAAATCAAGATATTATAATTGTAGCGCTATTACTTTTAGTGGTACTAGTTATTCAATACGCCTTGAAGAAGATATAAGTGAATCTGACAACTGGATTATATCAGACAGCACTCTACCTACTGATGACCAAACTAGAATAGAAGTAACTCTAAAAATAAGTGTATACGAAAGAGCACAAATACCTAGTGCCGAGTGGGAAGGTAAGTTTTTTGCTAAAATAGAAGCACAGCAAAGCTTTTTAACAAGTATAGCTTCACAAGAAGTAACTAATGCTTGGACAGAAATACAGTCTACACAGAGCGTTAGATATTTAAGTGATGAGCAACCTGGTTTAACAAATAATGAAGACGTTGATGGTAACGCTGTAGACCCAACACTATTAGTTACAGATACTTTAACAAACACACCTGAACATTGGATAGAGTTGTTAAACTATGATAGTTATGGTGGAAGTGGTTTAGTGCCTCAATATTGGTTTATTGACAATGCTTTTTATAGAACGGCTCAAGACGAAAGTACAATGCCAGTACCTACTCTTATTGGTCACAACAAAGTTGGTAAAGGTATTTTTCAAGGTATACCATCAATGACACAAAACAATGTAAATAATTTACCTTACATGCAGGGTTTTATTCAAGACGGTGAGTGGTACATGGAATTATCTATAGTAGGACTTTTTAACACTATTAACGATAATGCGTTTGATGTTGGAGATCCAAGTCTTGATAATGACGGTTGGGATTTAAGATACGTAGGTACTAGTGGAACGCAAACGCAAGGTTTTAATTCATTTTCGGCAGACAATCAACAAGAAATGTTATCTCGCTTAACTAACGTTGGTCAAAAATGGAAGTGGGAAGGTGATAATGAGGTTTATACTATATTAGGCTTTAAATTTGAAAGAAGATTTAACCACACAAACGCTTTAGATGCTTCAGTTTCTAGTACAAATATAATTCCTTATGTAGCGCCACATAACCGTAGACTAACTATTATACTACATCTAGACAAACAGCCTTCGAGTCCTACTTTTGATCCTTTATCATCTACAACCATGAGTACTGCTGCTAACATGGTTTTTATAGAACAAAACTTTGACCAAACAAAAGGTAAAGCTTTAAGAACAAGTAATCCAGCTGTTTTTGAAGTACGAAAAAAAGAAGATCAAAATAATTTAGATATATATTACGAAGCTACAGACGAAATACCAGTACATTTAAATTTTAAAACACTAAGAAGATTAATACCTATAGGCTCTAAAGTAAAAGTGCCATCATATCCAGACATATTAAATGATTCTGTAGTTACTAATATATCAGATGGTAATCCTTCTAGAATTTTTATTAACAATAATATTGGAGGCACAACTGGTGCTAACGCTTGGGACGATATTTATAATACATCTAAAAAAATACAATTTATAACACCGTCAGGTGAAGTTATAAGTTTAACATTACAAAAAGAAATAAGTGGACAATCAACAACGTTACAGTTAACACCATACCCAAATACTATTGGTAATAAGTTTCAATACGGTATGTCTTGGTCTAACTGTATATCTTTTAGAAACGGTGTTGAGTCTTTCTTTTTAAAAGATGAATTTAATGAAAAGTTTCAGTCGTTAGGCGTAAAAGTTTCTTCTACATTAGAAAAAGAATACGAAGTTAATTATAAAAAATCAGGTATAATATATTCTGGTTTGTATAATTCTATTAGCGACTTAAATGATTTAAATCAATTTATACAAGCAGAAAAAATAACAAAGAATTTAAATCCTATATATGGTAGTATACAAAAACTACATACTAGAGATACTGATTTAATAGCGCTTTGTGAAGATAAAATATTAAAAATATTAGCAAATAAAGACGCTGTATTTAATGCTGATGGTAACACTCAGTTAACAGCTACTAATAGAGTATTAGGTCAAACAATACCTTTTAACGGTGAATACGGTATATCTACTAACCCAGAGTCTTTTGCATCAGAAGCTTACAGGGTTTATTTTACAGATAAAATAAGAGGTGTTGTAATGAGGTTGTCAATGGACGGTTTAACACCAATATCTAATCACGGTATGAAAGACTGGTTTAGAGATCGTTTACAATTAAACAACAGCTTAATAGGTAGTTATGATGACAAAAAAGACGAGTATAATATAACACTAAAAGAGTCTTCAAAAACTTTATCGTTTAAAGAAGACGTAAAAGGATGGGTTAGTTTTAAATCTTTTATACCTGAAAACGCTTTAAGCTCTGCAAACGAATATTATACGTTTAATGGAGGTATATGGAAACATCACGTAGAAAGTGTTGATAGAAATACTTTTTACAATACTCCCACAGATTCTAGTTTAACTGTTGTTTTTAATGATGTACCTGGTAGTGTAAAGTCTTTTAAAACTTTGAATTATGAAGGTAGTCAAGCGCGTGTAAAAAAATCTTTAGATGCTAATAACGCTATAGTTCAAGATGGTCAATATTTTAATCTAGCAGATGTACCTGGTTGGTATGTTGAAACTTTTATAACAGACTTAGAAAATGGTAGCGTTACTGATTTTGTTGAAAAAGAAGGTAAGTGGTTTAGTCATATTGTAGGTTCTGATGTAACTTTTAACAATGGTACTATAACCGCTAACTTTGACACATCTGATTTTAGTATACAAGGTATTGGTAGAGCTACAAAAATAGAAACTAGTATTGTGTATGGTTGTACTGATAATACAGCTGTAAACTATAATGCAGCAGCAAACGTTGATGATGGCAGTTGTATAGCAACAATATTAGGTTGTTTAGATTCTACAGCTGATAATTATAACGCTAATGCAAATGTTGATGATGGAAGTTGTGTTTTTCTTGGTTGTACTTTTGAGTTTAGTACTAACGGTATTGCAAATATTAACTATGACCCTACAGCTACAGTTGACGACGGAAGCTGTGAAGAAGCTATTATAGGTTGTACGTTAAACGGTATGTTTAACACAATGAACAATGCTACAGTTGCTTGTGGTGATTTATTTCCAGTACCTTTTTCTGGTGATCCATTAGGCTTACCTATTAACTATTGTTGTATACCTGTTTTAGCTGGTTGTACAGACGCTAACGCAGATAACTTTATACCACTAACTGGTGATCCTCAACTAGATGTAAACACTGATGATGGTAGTTGTGAATATAACGGTTGTACTGATCCAATAGCAAACAATTATAGCTTTGCTGGTAGTACTCCTGCTGTTGATGGACCTAATGGCGCTATATCTTATTTAGCTGGTACAGCTGTTGATGATGGTAGTTGTACTTATAATGAAGGTTGTATGGATGTTACAGCTTGCAACTATGACCCAACAGCTGTTATTGATAATGGAACTTGTAACTATTGTGGTGATCCTGTTGCTGTAAATTACGACGGTGCTGATGTAAGTTGTACTAGCCAGTGCTTATATTGTCAAGGCCCTGTTAGTGCTACTATGATTTCATCTACGCCTCCAACAGTAGTTGGTGGTTCTGATGGTACTGCTACAATAGAAATACAAGAACCTACAATTGCTGTTTTACCTGTTTCATATATAATACCTGCTGGTGCTTTTGGTGGAGTTTTCCAAGGAGTTACTATAGATAATACAAATGCATCTGGTTTTGGTACTGGAACTGTAACTTACACAATTACAGGTTTACCATCTGGCATACAAAGTCTTCAAATAAACAGCTTGTGTGATACTCAAAATGGTATAATACCTGGTATAAGCCAAACTACTGTAGTTGTAAATATACCAACTACTCCTATACCTGGTTGTACAGATCCAGCTGCTTGTAATTACGATGCAACAGCAACAGTAGATGATGGGAGCTGTGTTGATCCAGTAAACTGTACAGGTTGTACAAATCCAGCTTATTTAGAGTTTTGTGATACTTGTTATGATGATATAACATTTACACCTGTACCACAAGGTTCTGGTGGGCCTTGGTTGTTTAGTGATCCTGCGCTTTGTTTAAATTTAATAACAACAGGTTGTACAGATAGTTCTATGTTTAATTACGATCCTAACGCAAACACACCTTGTGTAGACGCTGCAGGTATTAGTAATGGTACTTTTGGCCCTCCATTTACTTGTTGTGAACCTATAATACAAGGTTGTACAGATGATACGCCGCCAGTAATAGGTAGTACACAAACTTACGCTGCAAACAATTATAATCCTAATGCAAATACAGACGATGGTTCTTGTACTTATAATTGTCCACAGCCAATAATAACAGGAAGCACAATACAGTCTATAGGTTTAGCTTATGATACATCAAACACTATATATAGCGCTGTAACTAGCCCTTCTGGAGCTCCTTTAAACTTAACAACAGCTTTAAAAATTGTTGATAATAATGGTGTTGTTTTATTCCAAGACAATACTTACACAGGTTGGGCTGGTAGTGGTAATAGTATATACAGAGATGCTGATTTCCTTACTAACTCAATTAACTTTAACAATGCTTCATCTATTGATGTTACGCTTACTGTTGAAACAAACGATGGTGTTTGTATTGAGTCAACACAACAAACGTTTACTGTAGGATGTACAGATTCAACAGCTGATAACTTTGGTAGTTTTGATATTAATGACCAAGCTCAGTGCCAAGTATCAGGTTGTATGGATGCAACACCTTGGGTTAGTGATCCAAACGGTAATTTTGGACCTGGCTTTGCGGCGTTTAACTATGTTTTAGATCCTAACAGTTCATCTTATAACACAAATGTTAACACGCCTTGTAATGACGGTTCTGGTAACAACAGTTGTTGTGTTTATCCTGACACTCCATTTCCTTCAGTAGGTTTTGGTCCTCTTTTTGTTGGCTCTAACTTTGTAAGCACAGGCCTTTTATTAACTTACAACAATCAACAAACTGGTTTTAGTAACGTTGTGTCTTCCTTTGTTCAGTTTGGTGTTGGTAATAATACAGGTACAATAGATTTAACTAATGACTCTCAAGCTTTAGGTTATATAGTAGATTATGATGCTGTTTTACTTGCTCAGCCTTCTCCTAGTACAGCTTGGGAGCCTTTTGTTGATAACGGCACTCTTACTGCCACTGCTACAGTAGTGTTTGAAGGAAGTGTTGATAATGATAGCATTAACGACACAATAACAACTACAGTTACTAAAACAAAAGTGTTTACTGTTGGCTGCGCGAATGGTAACTCAAGTCACGTTAACTTTGATATAAACAATTTACCTGATTTACATCTTGCTAATTCTTGTATTGATTTAGTTGCTGGTTGTACAGACGACAGCGCTACCGCTGGTGTTGGTACTTTACCTCAATTTTACCACTCAAGTTTTAACGCTGATTGTGTTAGTGATCCAATAGCTCCTTATGGAACAGGAGGTAACACATCTTGTTGTTGTTACACTTGTAATCCTATAGAGTGGGATACTACAGGCGGACAAGACCCTATAGAAGTTGGTCCTTTCTTAGGTACTTCAGTAGCTAGCATGCAGTTTAATTTTGTGCCTGCAGCCAATGTTAATCAAATAACTTTACAATTTAAAGAACAAGGTAGCTCAACGTTTGTAAACGCTTCGGGACAAGCTGGTAATATAACTGGTGCTGGAGTTTTAGCTAGTGGTAGCTTTACTTGGAATCCATTACCAGGTGAAATAAACCAAAATACTACGTATAATTTTAGATTATTAGCTCAATGTAATAATGCAGACAATTCTGCTAACTGCGGTAATAGTACTTCTGCAGAAGAAACTGTTGCAATTACGTTAGCTCCATCTGGTGATTAATAAAAAAATAAAATATGGCTTTTGTAATAACAATAACTTTTGACTATAATATAAATGAATCTTTACAAGTTGGTGACAATGTTTATCATAGCTCACCAAGTTCAAGTGGCGGTTTTAATGTTGTAAATAGCACTAATGATTTAACTCATATAGGTGTTGTTTATAATATATTATCTACAAAAGAAATAGAAGTTTATAGTGAATATGTTGATAACACAGGTGCACCTTTACCAGGCATAATACCAGTTCAAGATAATTATATATCTTTTTCAAAAAACAGAACTGTTAACAATAACAACTTAACAGGTTATTATTCTTTAGTTGAATTTAAAAACAACTCTAAAACTAAAGCAGAGATGTTTGCAGCTGGTAGTGTTGTAACAGAGAGTAGCAAATAAAAATTAAATTATGACACAAGTAAAAATAATTAAAAACTTTGAAATAAACACGCTTGATTTAAAACCAACAGCATCAACAAGAAGATTTAGAATATTCGGTGATGATGGTGCGGCTTTTAAGTTAGAAATAACAAACGAAGACACTCATTATTATAACTTTTATACTGGCACTTTTTCTGCTACAAAAGCATCTTTGCAAGAAAAAATAAGTGGTAGTGTTTATGTAGGTAATATTGCTTTTCCAGCTATTAGCGATGATGATCATTACAATATAAAACTTTTTGCAGAAGAAAACACTGTGCACGCTGAGTATAATGAAGTAAGATTTAGCGACGGAAGTATTGATTTAAACTCATCAACAGGTTCAGAGTCTTTATTACTTGAAAAAATAATATATCAATATACTGCTATAAACTTAGAACTATCTGGTTTTTCACCTAATAGTACTGTTTCTGGCACACCTACAAACGCTACAATAGCAACTAGTAAATATGGCACAAAAGCAAAAACAGCTTTTACTATTACATTAGATGCTGGTGCTGCTAATGCTTATAGAATTTTAAGACAACCGCTAGACACTGATTTATTATCTTTTGTTCAACCTGTAATAGGAGCTGCACCTGTTCAACTACCTGGTGAAAATATATATCCAGCTGTTAGTAATACAGATACTGTTGATAATGCTGTAACAAGTGGGGTTAAGGTTGTTATGGACACTAATGTTGCTGATAAAATGAAAGTTGGTGATAGAATAACTGGTAATGCTGCTTTAAACGCAGCAACCGTAACTGTAGCTGCTTTAGATCCAGATGATGATAATCCAAAAGAATTTTCAATGTCTGAAGCTGTAGCTTTAGCAGATGGTTTAACGTTAAGTTTTAGTAATCAAAAAAACTATCAATGGCCTGTTAATAATTTTGCACATATAATAAAAAAAGGTTTTGTGGTAACTCCAGCTACAAATGTTACAGCTAATACAAAAGTAGCAGATTACGAAGATGTTGTTACAGAGTTTGAAAACACAAAGGAAGAAAGAAAAATAGTTAAAAACTTTGGGCCAGCTGTAAGTACTTTAGGTAAAAAACCTACAATAGTAAAAAATGAAATAACAACTCAAGAAGGTAATATAGTTTTTAACAACCAACAAGTTTTAGCTTTAGCAGGTGATACAATTAAAGTAGGTGGTTACGGTATTGAAAACGCTCTTAATGTAAACGGTTATGAAATAATACTTAGCGATTTAGCCGTTGCACTTACAGCAACTACCACTACAACAACAGAAGTATCTGCTGGTGGTAGTTCTGCTGACATAGCAATTGCTAGTAGAATAGGTATAATAAACAATGTTTCTACAGTAAGTGGTGTAGGTATAAATCCAGCAGTGGCAGACCCTACAATAACAGCTGGTGGCGGTAATAGTAACGCTGGTGATATTACAATGAGTTCTGTACAAACTTTAGAAAATGGTATTACACTAACAATAAATAATACCAGTAGATATGCTACAATAACTGGTAACATTGAAATAGTAAGAGCTGGTAATGCTGCAGCAACGTTTAGATTTGATATTGAGAAGTTTTTATCAAACTCAGCGTAATAGTAAAAAAAGCGTTAAAACTGTGACTATATTAGATATAAATAAAATTAAATCATGTCTAAAAACGAGTTACAGAAAATATTCGATAACACGCCAGCTAAATCTTACAGAGAAAAAGTACAAACAGTTGAAAATTATCTTATTAGCATTGCCGATGGTGACAACATTATAGGTAATGGTAAAGAGATAATATATCCTGAAAAGTTTTGGAAATATAAACACTCTTTTGCAGAAGGTTTATATATAAGAGAAATGAATATGAAAAAAGGCCAGTTAGGTGTTTCGGCAATACATAAACACAGTTATGGGTTTTTTTTATTATCAGGTCTTTTAGCAGGAACAAAAGAAGGTGGTATTGATGAATTTAAATCACCTTGTTATATTGTTTCACCACAAGGCGCAAAAAGGATAGTATATGCTATTACTGATTGTAAAATAGTTACAGTACATGCTAACCCAACTAATACACAAGATTTAGATGAGTTAGCTAAAATAAATGTAGTATTTGATTGGAAAGAATACGATGAATATTTAAAAAGTAAACAATGAAAATATTAATTAAAACATATATATCATGAGCTGGGGTGCGATAGTAGTTGGCGCTATATCCGCTGGTGTAGGTATATATAATGCTAGTAAAAATAGAGAGCTTGCAGAAGACATGGCGAAAGACGCTAAAGTAGAAAAAGATTTACAAAAAGCAGAGCTTGAAAAACAAATGAATATTTATAGAAGTCAAAAAATAAAAAATCCATATGAAAACATGGAAAACACTTTTGAAGACTTAACTGTAAATCAACAAGCAGCTCAGTTTCAAGCTCAGCAAGGTGCACAACAACGTGCTAACATAATGCAAAACTTAAGAGGCGCAGCTGGTGGCTCTGGTGTTGCAGGTTTAGCGCAAGCATTAGCTAACCAAGGTGCTTTGCAAACACAAAAAATATCTGCATCTATAGGTCAACAAGAAGCAAGAAATCAAGCTTTAGCAGCTAAAGGTGCTGCAGCTGTACAATTAGCAGAAAGACAAGGTGATCAATTTGTACAACAAGCTAAGATGGATAGAGAGGCTACACTACTAGGTATGCAAATGGGGCAAACAACAGGCGCTAATTTAGCTTTTCAGCAAGCGCAAGCTAACGAAATGAATGCTCAAATAGCCCAGCAGCAATCAATTGCAAACATGCTAGAAGTTGGGGGTACAGCGTTTGGTAATATAGATTTTAGCAACGCTAGACAAGGAATACCAACTCTTGATTCTACAGCTGGAACTGATTATGGTAATTATCAAGATCATGTAGATGAGATGACTAATGCTGGTATAGAGCCTATGTCAGAAGAAGATTTTTATCAAGTAAATTATCAAAATATAACAGGTACACTCTAAAACAATTAAAAATATGGCAGGAGATAGTTCATTAATAAACGCAGCATTTGCACAGTATCAGTCGTCTTACGCTTCTGATCTTACAAGCAGTGCTAAAATGATAGAAGCACAAAACACAATAGCAAGTAACTATATGAAAGTTTTTAACGATGCTTTCAAGGCTTATAAAGTAAAAGAAGAAAAAATAGAAATGGGTAAAGATGCTCAACTTGCAAATTTTAAAAGTATTTTAAATACAAATTATTCTAAACTTTTTGTGCAAAAAGAAGTTATGCCAGCAAAAATTGTTGCTGCTATAGATAACGAGGTAAGAAGACTTCAAGAAGAGTTTGAAACTGTAAACACTTACGGCGATGGTGATAATGTAGAAAACGAAAGAGCTAGAATGCGTATAAACGGTGAGCTTCAAAGAGTAATAAACGAAGCTATAAACGCAAGAGCTACGTTTATAAAACTAAGTGATAGGGTTGAAGACTGGCCTGAAGATGCTATTAAATATAAAAACTTAGATGCTTTAACAGCTATGATGGATTTAGATAATCTTGATAAAAATGATAATGTAGCTGTTAGTTTTGTAAATGGCAAGTTAACGTTTTCTGCAAGAAACTATAGGTTTAATAATGAAACACAGTTAATGGAAGGTCCTATGGTAAGTTATAACATATCACAAATGGATGGCTTACTTCCAGGCGCTATATTAGCAAACGACACAAAGGTTGTAGAGTTAATAAATTCTTTTGGTGAAGAAGGTAAAACAGCGGGCTCTGAAGTGCGTGGTACGTCTTTTGACTTAAACGAGTTTACAACTAAAATAAATAATATTATACGTACACCTGAAGATTTTAGAAGTTTAGCAATGAGAAGAATACCTAATTTAAATGAAAAATCATTTTATCAGTCTTTAAAAATGGACAACTTATTTAGAATTGACATTGATATGTTGAACTCTACTTTAGCTGAAGAGTTTAAAAGTAAATTAGATCTTGATCCTGATGGCAAAATTGATGTTAACGACATGAAAAATTTAAGTGATGAAGATTTAGAAATTTACACTCAAAATTACAACAAATTAATTCAAGTTTTAACTGATATAGATTATGTTGACCCAAATAATCCAGAAATAAAATTTGATTTAAATACATCTAAAGCTATATTAGGTAATTATTTTTCTGGTTTTGCTGAAGGTGCTTACAATTCAGGTTATAAAGCAAATTTACCAGAAGGCTCAGATCCAATGGAAGGTTACGAAATGTTGTTTGGTAGAAGAGTACCTGCACCACAAGGTAGAGTTACGCTTGAAAGAGAATACGCTCTTGTTAATAGTATAGCTTCTGGGCAAGACCTTGTTACTGTAAACAAAAAAGTTTACAAATATAACAAAGACAAAAAAATGTATCAACTTTATAAAACACAAGAAGCAACAGATCCTTTTGAAGACTGGCAAGACGGAGAGTTTATTAGAAGAGAAAGCTTGATACAACAAGCATCTGAGGTTTATGGTAGTGTGGATAGTAATTACTTTGAGAAATTAGATTAAATTAAATGGAAGATTTACAAGATTTATTTTACAAATTAAATTCTCGTAACCTTTTTAAAGGCGATAAAACTTATGATGAGTTTAAATCAATGTTTAATGATGAAACTTATAAAGAACAAGTATTTAATATTGCAACTAGAGAGGGTTTGTTTACTGGCGATATGAACGCGTTTAGACAACAATACGATATTGTTATTACACAGCCTAATAAAAGTGTCTTAGATCATATTTCAGAGGGTGTCAAAGGGCCGGTTACTGAAACTGAACTAGGAATTAAAAGAGTTCAAAAAAAATTACAAGAAGAAAAAGAACGTACTTTAGCTATAGAACAAATATACGAAGAAATAGGTTATATTCCGCCTGTAGAAGGTGAGTATGATTTGAACAAACATATGACCAATTACGAAGATAAAGTACAACAATATGTAGAGTATAGACTAAGTGGTGAAAGTGAAATAGGGTGGATTGATTTTCAAAAACAGTACGACGAAAATCGAGAAAATTTAGTTAACTTGAGACGGATGAATGAAACGGCACCAGGTGGTCCGCTTAATCCTAAAGGATCTTATTATCAAAATATAGATTATATAGCTCAAAATCCAGTAACAGCAGAATCATTATATAAAGAATATAAACATAAACCTGTACAACTTGATAGTGTATATATTGATGATATTCGTAAAGAAGTTTCTGGTTTAGCTATTGATGGTGTGATAAAAGTAGAGCGTCAAGGTTTTTTTCAAAAAAATTATGCTTATTATTATACACCAACATTACCTGATGGCAGTAAAAATCCTTTGTTTGGAACTAAAGGTGACGGCGCTTTTGGTATACAATTAACAAATGTTGCTAGTGACGAGCAAGTTAAAGCATATGAACAAAAACTTGCGTTTTACGAAAAAGAAATTACAGCTGATAAAATTATAAATAATTATCTTACTGTTTCAGAAGAAGAAAAAGAACGTATTATTGATGGTACTTTAAGTCCGTACACTATTGAAGATCGTATAAATACTAGGACTTACGGTCAAAAAGATTATGAAAAATTATTTGATAAAAAAACAAAAATATTAATTGGTGAGGAAAAATATAAACTTTTACAAAAAACAGGTCTACTAGAGGAGTCAATACAGTCATATTTAGAATCAGAAAAAACATCTAAAAGAAGACCTGGTTTAGGTTTAATTGGCACAGAAGTTAATATACTGTATACTTCAAAAGATATAAAGTTTAATTTTAATGATTATATAGCTAATTACAAGTTAAAAGCTGATGCAGATCTTGAGGTTTTAATGGATCAAACGCAACAAAAATTGTCAGTACAATCATCAGGTTTAGTAAACGAAGTTTATGAAGAGGTTTTTGAAAAACTAGTGCAGCGTTTTAATAAAATTTATACATATGATCCTAACACAAAAACATTTACAATAAAAGATCCTACTGATGTTGGTGAAAATTTTTACGATGGTGAAGCAAGAACTATTATTAAAAGAACTCTTAGTGAAGCAGATTTTAATAAAATGTTAAATAATCTTGCTAATAAAAACTTAGCATATGATCCAAGAATAATAGAGCTTAGTAAAAAAAATCAAGTTGCTTTTGAAAAAATAATGGACGCAGCTGTAAAAACCTATAAACCAGAATATAAGCTTTTAGATAAACTAATGGTAGAACAAGTTAATGAAATGTTACGTGATGTAAATTTTGATGTTTTATCAACTAATAGAAAAAAAGACGTTATAGATAACATATGGACGTTAATGAACAGAGCTTTAGAAGACAAAGGTTTTGATGAAGAAGAAATAGAGCTTCGTAAAAGAGAGTACTATGTAATGCTTTTTGAAAGAGGACTTGCTTATGAGCATACTGGTAAATATGATAAAGAAGGTAATCCTGTAAAAAACTTAAGTATGTTTGCTTTAAAAGATTTAGCTAGATCTATAAAACAAACAGAGAACATTGATCAAAGAATAAAAGAACTAAAACAACAAGAACAAATAGCGCTACAAGGAGGTAATATAGGTTTATCTGTAATAGCTGGATATAATCCCGCGGAACAAGTACAAAACGAATTAAAACAATTAAATTTATTAAAAGATTTTGCTGACGATATTATAAACGCGCCAGAAAAAATAGATGGCAATTGGGTACAAAATTTTGCCGCAGGTTTCAGTAGTAATGAGTGGTATGAATACATACCTTTTATTAGTGGTTTAAACCACATGTTAGATGCCTCAACTTTAAAACAAGCTGCTGATAGAATTGCACAAGGCAAAGGTAGTGCTCAAGATCAGTTATTAATAAATTTTGCTGCTTATAGAAATCTTAGTGAAGAAAGAACTAAAAAAATGGGTGGTGATTGGAATGGTTATAATGCTGGACAAATAACCGCCAACATGATGCCATATATTGGCGAGTTTGTTTTAACAAGCGGTGCCTTTACCTCTGCTAGAACAGCTGCTACAACTTTATTAAGAAAAAATTTACTTAAAAAAACCGATGATGTTATAACTAGAGCTATATCATCTGGCTCGGCATCAACAACGCTAATTAACACTGATAGAGCTATAAGAGGTTTATCTTGGATGGTGGGTACTGTATCACAAACAGCTGTTAATCCACAGCACTATTTAACTTCTACACTTGAAAACATGACACCTGAAATGAAGTTAGCTTTTGATCAAGAAGGTGGTGAGATGGTAGGTATATTAGAAGGCAATGGTATGGGCTTTACAGAAGCGTTTGCAAAAGGTTTTGGTACTAGCTGGGCAGAGCTTGCTACAGAAAGAACAGCCGAACTGTTACCACCATTATTTAAAGGTATAAAGAAGAAATTACCTAAAGATGTTCAATTTGCTATGGAGAGATTAATGCTTGGTAACTGGATGAAAGGCAAAGGTTTTGACAAAGCAGCTGCACTTCTTTATATAGGTGAAAATAGGTTAGCTTGGAACGGTCTTTTAGGTGAGATGTTTGAAGAAACATTAAATCAACCACTATCTAACTTAATCATGGGTAGACCACTTGGTGAAGGTTTAGACTCTTCGTTTTTTATTGAAATGGGCCAAGCTATGGCTGTAACTGCAGGTGTGTTTGGTGTTGGTCAAACAGCTTTTGGAAACGACACTCCTAGTTACTATGTAAAAGTTACTGATAAAGATGGTAAGCAAAGTATAAAAAAGTTTGATTCAGAGTCTGATTTTTTAAATGAAGTAAACAACTTAGATAAAGACGGTACGTTTAGTAACTCTGATTTTAAAGTAGATTTAGAAATAAATAATGATCTTGTTATTATGGACAAGGTTGAAGATATTATTAATAAAAAAGAAAATAAAAACAAAAACAATATTACATCTACTTTAGATAAAAATTTAAAAGATGAAATAACAGCTACAGAGGTTGAAATATCAAACGAAGCAACTTCTGAAGAACAAGAGCAAATAGATAAAATAGAAACAGAACTAGAAGAAGCTCAAAGTGAATATGATAGTACCAAATTAAAAAACGATAGTAAATCAGATCAGTCAAAACAAAAAAAGAAACTTATAGAGTTACAAACTAAAAAGAATAATATTTTAGATCCTATAAGAGAAAGAGTTGAAAAGAAAAAAAGAACTAATGCTTATATAAAAAGAAATAAAAGAATACGAAATCTTTTGAAAAAAGCCGATGCTGATAGCCAGTTTATAGAGTCTATTACAGGTGAACAGCATTTAGAAAATTTAGAAATAGATATAAGAAGACAATTAAGTGAGTTAGGTATTTTACTGCAAGAAACAACTAATAAAAAATCAAAAGATAAAATATTAGAACAAATTGATAAATTAAAAGAAGAATTAAAAGGTTTAGAAGGTATTGTTGATCCAAAAACAGGTAGAATAAAATTAAGTGAAGATGCTATAGATGCTAAAAACTCTCATGGTTATTTAAGTTTAGATGGGCGTAATATTTATATTAATAGACAAGCTGCTTTAAGTAAAGATGGAGGTAACATAAACGTTGGTGCTCATGAGTTTTTACACAAGTTGTTAAGACAAACTATGAGAAATAATCCAGCCACAGAGGCTGCTATAGGTAGTGCACTTCATAGTTATGTAATGAACATTAATCCAAAAAGAGTTAGAAACAAAGGATTTAGAACAAGACTGCTTGCTTATCAAAATAAATTTGATGAATTTAATTTTCGTGCACTTTCTATAAAATACGAACAAGCAACTACACAAAAAGAAAAAATTAAAATAGCACAGCAGCTAGCTGAGTTAGAAGAAAAAAATGTACAAAAAAACGGTGAAGAAGTTATGGCTTTAGTTTCCGATGCTGTTTTTTATGGTGACTTTGTATATAATCCAAGTACTTTTAAAAAGATAGGAAATGTTATTCAAAGAACATTAAGAAGATATGGTGTAAGGTCAAAGTTTAGAACAGGTGAAGATGTTTTTAATTATTTAAGAGAGTACAACAGAAACGTTTCAAAAGGTGATTTAGACGCAGCATTTATAAGAGATTTAAAAGAAGGTATACAAATAAAAGGTGACATAGCTAAAAAAGCAGCAACAACAAAAACCAAAGCAAAAAAAGGTACACAAATGTCTAAGCCACCTTTAAAAGCTATAAACGATCTTATACCTAATGATGTAAAAACAAAAAAACAATATGATGACTTTATATCTGGTCAAGAGATAAATCCTGAAACAGGAAAAAGATATATACCAAGAAGAAACAAAGAACTTTTTAATGCTATTACAAATTCAGGTGGTGTTATAAATAATTATATAAGATCAAAACAAACTTCACAAGAAGAAGGTGATAAGATAATTGAAAGCTTAACAGATAGAATTCTTGGTTTTAATCCTGACGCAAAAAGAAAAGATGGTTCAAAAGTTGGTATTGGTGCTTTTGGTGAAAGAATATTTGCTGATGCTGCTTATGCTAAATTAGATGCAAGAAAAGCTTTAGCTATAGAACAAGAAGCAGAAGGTAAAACAAAAAGAATAGATGCTGCTAAAAGAACTAAGGAGGGTGAAACGACTTTTGATGTTGAAGATACTACTACTCAAGAAACTGATTTTGAAACTGAAGATGTATCTGTAACTGCAAAGCCAAAAGCAAAAACTAAACCTAAAGAATCTAGTTTTAGAAACAAAGTAGGTTTTGAAACTGGTAGTCAAATATATAATCAAGTATTAGAATCAGCTAAAAAAAGTTTAATATTAGCTTATGCTAAAACTAAAAATATAAAAGATGTTGCAGCTAGAGAAAGAGCTGTATTAGATATACTAGAAAAAGAATTTAATAGTCTAACAAGTCCTTTGTTTAAACAAATTAAAAACTGGTTAACATACGGTATACCTAAAGAAATTGTTCCAAAAGGAAGTAAAGATATATATTTACAAAACTTACAAGAGTTTAGAGAAGATATAATAAAACTTATATCTACAGCTGACTTGGTACAAATAGAAAAAATGTTAGCTGAAAGTGATAGAGTATTTACTAGATTTAAAGGCCAGCTTACTAGAAAAGCAGACGTTGAAAAAGCTGTAAATGAAGGTAGACTACCACCAGATGCTTTAAGAAAATATGACAAAGATAAAAAAGTTAATGAGTACGAAAAAGTAATACCTGAGCCAGAAGAAATCGTAGCATTTGCAGATCAACCAGGATCTATACCTTCTAAAAAAGATCCTACTAAAATGGTTAGAAGTGGTTTGAAAGGAACTAGAAAAGATGGTTTTGCAAAAAACATTGTTAATGGTTTAATTTTAGACGCTACAATGGAAGCTAGACAAAGCCAAGAAGTTCAAGATAAAATATCTGAAATGGGTGTAGATCCTAAAAGCGTTGATCAGTTAAGTGTTACTATAGGTAGACCTACAAATGTTAAGTTTTCAAAAGACTTTGATTTAGTTAGTTCTGAGCTTTTTGATTTGCTTACTGTTAACAGAAGATATAAGTCTACTCTTATGGGTACTAATCAAATAACAAAAGCCATACGTGCATTAGACCTTATGATAGAAACAATGGAAGGTCAAGATATATATCAAGATGTTATAACTATAGCTGAACAGTTAAAACAGTCAATAAAACTAGGTGGTACTTTTTCTCAAATAGTAGACAATGCTTGGAGTCAAATAGAAAAATCAGGGCTTAATAATTATCAAATACACTCTACACTTTACGATGGTGTGTTAGATAAAAAACATTTAGAAAATTTATTAGGTAAAGCAAAAAGACTTACTGAGGCTAGAATAAAACATATAGCTTTTCAAGATGCTGTTAATGATTTACAAGCAGGTTACAGTGCTGCTAAAACACAAAGCGAAAAAGATCAATTTGTTATTGATTGGTTAAAAAATAATAGTAAATCATCTAGAACAGCAAAAGTAGTTTATAACGGCACAACTATAACTACTAACACACAGATGTATGATTTAATAATAAAGCCACTTAATAACAAAAACTTTAGTGTTGATTTTGTTAATAAAGAAAAAACAAAAACGGCTATATTTTATAATGGTAATCAAATAACAACTTACGAAAAAATAATTGAAATAAAAAAGAATCCTTCTTTATTTGAAGAAACAATAAACGAACAGGCTGCACCTGCTAGAAATAATTTTTATTCAATTATTACATCTAACAAAAGTAAACAAATTAAAAAAGCTAGAGTATCACATGTTATGACGGATATGGCAGGTGGTGGTAGAAAAATGGGTGGATTTGCTGGTTATACGCAAAATCCAAAAGGTAAAACAATACTAGAACATCGACCGCCTATAGCTGAGATAGTACAACAAACATATGATTATATTGATAATCCTACAAAACAAGGTTTAATAGATTTAAAAGAAACTATAGATAACTCTTATGTTATTTTATTACCTAAAGATGTTGTTGATATAATAAATAAAGATTACAAAATAAAAGGTAGTTTAGAAACTGTAATGAATTTACCTGAAGTACAACAAAAAATAAAAGAAAAAAATTATAAGTTTGTAAATAATACTAACATTAAGTTTAGTAAAGGCGCTGATAATGCTAGAATAATAGATACAGCTGTATTGTTTTCACGTAAAGCAAACGAAACTAAAGGTATTAGTATATTAGATTTTGATGACACACTTGCTACAACAAAATCTTTAGTTAAATTTACAAGACCAGATGGTACAACTGGAAGTTTAAACGCAGAACAATATGCTTCTACATATGAAAATTTATTAGATCAAGGTTATAAATTTGATTTTTCAGATTTTAATAAAGTTGTAGAAGGTAAACTAGCACCGTTGTTTAATAAGGCAATAAAACTACAAAGTAAGTTTGGATCAAAAAACATGTTTGTGTTAACAGCTAGGCCACCAGCAGCACAAAAACCTATATATGATTTTTTAAAAGCTAATGGTTTAAATATACCTTTAAAAAATATAACTGGCTTAGCAAACTCTACAGCAGAAGCAAAAGCACTTTGGATAGCTGAAAAAGTTGGTGAAGGTTATAATGATTTTTATTTTGCTGATGACGCGTTGCAAAATGTTCAAGCTGTTAAAAATATGTTAGATCAGTTTGATGTTAAGTCAAAAGTACAACAAGCTAGAACTAAGTTTAGTAAAGCTGATTTAAACAAAGAGTTTAATAAAATATTACAAAGAATAACTGGTATGCCTGCTAATGTAACTTTTTCAGAAGCAAAAGCAAGGTTAAGAGGTAAAAACGCAAAATACAAATCTATAATACCAGCATCAGCACAAGACTTTGTAGGTTTGTTATATAACTTTATGGGTAAAGGTAAACAAGGTGAAAAAGACATGGAGTTTTTTAAACAAGCTTTAGTAGAAACTTTTGCTAGAGGTATTGATCAGTTAAACGCTTCAAAACAAACAGCTCAACAAGGTCTTAAATTATTGTTTAAAAAGTTCCCACAAATTAAAAAAGATTTAAATAAAAAGCTTGATTCTTTTGTAGGTTATGAAGGTGTTGAGTTTACAGTTGATCAAGCTATAAGAGTATATTTATTTAATAAAGCAGGTTTTGAAATACCTGGTTTATCAAAATCAGACTTAAAAATACTAAATAAGTTTGTTAAAAAAGATAAAAACTTAAAACAATTTGCTGATTCTCTTGGTGAGCTTTCTAAACAAGAGTCTGGTTATGCAGCACCAAGTGAATACTGGTTAATTGAAAATATAAACTCTGATTTACTAAGTGATGGTGCTGTTGGAGATGCTAGATCTAAGTTTTTATCAGAGTGGAAAGAAAACGTAGATCAAATATTTTCTCAAGAAAACCTAAATAAAATACAAGCTTTGTATGGTAATAAATTTGTAGAAGCTTTAAAAGATATGTTGTATACAATGGAAACAGGTAGAAACAGACCTGTTGGTGGTGGTAGGTTAATGAACATGTATATGAACTGGGTAAATAACTCTGTTGGAGCCATAATGTTCTTTAACATGAGATCTGCATTGTTACAAACAGTATCAATGTTTAACTATATAAACTGGTCATTTAATAATCCAGTTAAAGCAGCCGCAGCTTTTGCAAATCAAAAACAATTTTGGTCTGACTTTACAATGATATTTAATTCTAAATATTTAAAACAAAGAAGAGCTGGTAATCAGAGAGGTATTAATGAAGCTGAGTTATCAGCGGCTGTTGCAACTGCAGATAATAAAGCTAAAGCAGCTATAGCTTGGTTGTTACAAAAAGGTTTTTTACCTACGCAAATAGCAGATAGTTTTGCCATAGCTAGTGGTGGTGCTACTTATTATAGAAATTTAGTTAACGCTTTAATGAAACAAGGCTTGTCAAAAGAAGAAGCAGAAGCCAAAGCATTTGCAGAGTTTCAAAGTGTTACAGAAGAATCACAACAGTCATCTAGACCTGACATGTTGTCACAACAACAAAAAAGTCCATTAGGTAGGTTAATACTTTCTTTTCAAAACTACCCAATGCAAGCTGGTAGAATAATAAATAAAGCTTTTAGAGATATAGCTAACAGAAGAGGTGATTTTAAAACACACGTATCTAAAATAGCTTACTATGGTTTTATAATGAATATTTTGTTCCAAAGTTTACAATCAGCGCTATGGGCAATAGGTGATGATGACGAAGAGGTTACTAAAAGAGAAAAAAGAATACTTAATGGTATGCTAGATACATTATTAGCTACGTTTGGTTTTGGTGGTAGAGCTGTTAGTTCAACTAAAAATGCGACAGAAGAATACTTAAAACAAAGAAAAAAAGGTTTTACTGGTGATCACACTTATACTTTGTTACAGTTATTAAGTTTTTCACCACCTATACAGAAAAAACTTAGGTCAATATATTCATCAATACAAACTGAAAAGTTTAATGCGGATATAATGAAAAAACGTGGTTTTACATTAGATAATCCTGCTTGGAGTGCTATAGGTAATGTTATAGAAGGTTTCACAAATATACCGCTAGGTAGATTAGCAAACAAACTACTAAACATTGATAATGCTTTAGATTCAAATCACAAGGCTTGGCAAAGATTTGCGTTGTTATTAGGTTGGAATACTTGGGACTTAGGTATAAAAGATCCAGATTTAGAAGCAACTAAAGGTGAAGTTAAAAAAGAAAAAGAAGAAATAAAAAATATAGAAAAAGAAAATAAAAAAGAAGAAACTAAAATATTAAGAGAAGAAGCTGATAATTATAGAAAAAAGACTTTTTCAGATTCTAGTTTATCAATAGAAAAATCTTTGTTTGATTTAAATAAAACACAACAAGAAGAGCTTTTAAAAATGCTTGGTGTAAAAGAAGATGAATTAAAAACTTTTAGATATGAAGCTGATAGAATTAAAAAAATATCTAGTTTAAAAAACAAAAAAGGTAATAAAATAAAAATACAAGATTACATTAAAAGTCAGCAAAAATCAAGTAGAGTACCTTCTAGACGTGTTCCTTCTGTAAGAAAATAATTAAAGAATTAAAAAAATAAGTGACTATATAACAATGGTGAGAAAACTAATATTACTAATACTTTTAATACCAAGCTTATTATCAGCGCAATTTACTGATAATGAAGAGCTTAGAAAGCTTTTAAAGTTTTCTACATTTTATGGCGCCGTAAACGGTGGTACATCATTGTCTGATGTTGATGTGTTTTCTGTAGATAATGGATTATCTACACAAACTATTTCAACTCCTTATGATTATAATTTTACTATAGGTTTACGTAAAATAGCTAGGTTTGGATATGAGAATAAAGCTCAGACTTTTTATGACGGTACGGAATCTAATTACAGTGATGCGGCAACTGTGGGTAAAGTTAAAGGAGTTGAGTATTTATTTGAAATAGACTATAAAAGACAAGAAGGTATAGACTATATGGATCAACATCATTTTATTAGGTTTAGCTCTGATGAAGGTTGTCCTGATGAACTTTGTATAAACTTTTTTGCTTTAAAACTAGAGTATCTTGAAGATGGTTTTGCTGATGTAAAATACTTTGAGATGTCAGAAAGATATAGATATAGAAAAGGTAGACACTTATCTTGGAACGTAGGTTTAGTGCATAGACTTGCAGAGCCATACGGTTATAATGCTCTAGATGAGTGGATGTTAAGTAATGGTAATATACATTATACTTATCTAGCACTACAAGAAGGTTATACTGTTGATGTGTATAACAACGAATATTATAATCCTGATGGTGAAGTTGTAGCAACAAGTGCTGAAGTATGGGAAGCTTTAGTTATACCACAAGTATTATCTGATTATACACAAAAGAAAAGAAACGAATTAAATAAAACAATACAACACTCGCTAGTTGTAGGCTTTGATTATTATAAATACAATAAAAATACATGGCTACACGCTTGGGGTAGTTTAATGCCTTATCACTATGATGATGGTAGCGAGTTTAGCTATCATAATTATGTTGATGGTCAATGGTACGATTATTCAGGCGGTTTAATATACGGTATAAAAGTAAATAAACAATTAGGTTATTTTGTAGAAGGTAAATATAATAAGTATTGGAATAGAGAATGGTACGATTTTAAATTAGGATTAAATTACACAATTTTTTAAAATGGCAAAAGAATTAAATGAAGACACAGCTTTTAAGCTAAGTATTAAAACAATAATAGGTGCTGGATTTGCAATAGCAACACTAGCTGGTATGTGGTTTACATTACAAGCAGATATTGCAGAGGCAAAAGAATTACCAGCTAATGAGTGGAACCCTGAGTGGGAAGAAAAACTGCCACCAGATGAAGTTACACGTATGGAGTTTCAAATGAAAGACGAAATGATACGTAATACTATTATGACAACTCAAGATGATGTTAAAGAAATAAAAGAGTCGTTAGAAAAAATAGAAGACAAGCTTTATGATAGATAATATTAACTGGCAAACACGAGTTATGTACATGTTAATAATTATTATTATGTTATCTTGTAGTGTTTGTTTTAGCCAAATAAAAGTAGTGCAATTTAATGCTAGCTGGAATAAAGCTAATGATGTACCATGGGTACAGAGTTTAAAAGATTGTAAAACTATAGGTTACACAGATGTTGCTAGTGACAAGAAAGCGCAGACAAAATATAAAATAGCATCTGTACCTACAATAATAATATTTAAAGATGGTGAAGAAGTTGCTAGGTTTCAAGCTGATCTTAGCTTTACATTAGTAGCAACAAAAGAAGAAGTACAAGAAGAAATAGATAATATAATAATGAGTGATTTTTAAAATGGCATACGTACAAAAAAATAATCCTTTTCCTGTAACTAGTTGTGGTAGACGTAGAACGTTTATGAACAACAATGCCATGAAAGCAGTAAACACTCCAGGTGATGATAGAACTAAAGAAAGTCCTTTTCCTAAAAGAAAAAAAAGTAACGAGCCTAGAAAAACTACAAAAGGTAAAGGCCGTAACTTTAGAACTGTAGAAGAAGGTGCTGGTATGACTAAAAAAGGAGTTGCTGAATATAGACGTAAAAATCCAGGTAGTAAATTAAAAACAGCTGTAACGGGTAAAGTTAAAAAAGGTAGTAAAGCCGCTAAGCGTAGAAAGTCTTTCTGTGCAAGGTCAAAAAACTGGAAAGGACCAAGAGGTAGAGCTGCAAGAAGAAGATGGAGATGTTAAAAGATTTTAATATATCAAGTTTTAAAAAGTTTAAACCACCAAGTGATAATTCAATTACTACTTTAAATGAAATAAAAAACTTAAAAAAAATACCTATTAGAAAAAAGTTTGTACAAGAAATGGATGATGTTGGTGCAAACTTTAGAAAAATAGTTGGCAATGATCCTATAATTAAAAAGCTAATAGCTCAGTCATATAAAAAAATTATAGAACTAAAAGAGCATTACGATAGACCAAGGCCTGCTGTTTTAGCAAAAAAACTTAACATAGATTTAAAAGATATAAAATTAAAATCTATGAACACGCCATCTTACCCATCTGGTCACTCTGCACAGTCTACGTTGTTAGCTTTAGTTTTGTCTGACAAATATCCTGATAAACAAGACAAACTAAAAAAGCTAGCTAGAGATACTTCTTACAGTAGACAAGTAGCACACACACATTATTCTTCAGATAGTAATGATGGTGAAAAATTAGGTAAATTAATGTATGAACATGTAAAAGATAAAATATGAAAAAGTCTCCAATGTTAAAAAAACTTAGTGCAAAATGTAAAGCTGCTGCTAGAAGAAAATTTAAAGTTTATCCTAGCGCTTATGCTAATATGTGGGCTTCTAAGCAACAGAAAAAAGGTAAGTGTTAATGGCTTACGATATTACATCAAAGTTTCAAAAAAATAGTCCGTTACCTTGTTGGAAAGGTTATCGTAGAAAACCTGGTACTAGTAGGTTTAGTAAAGGTAGTTGTGTAAAAAAATCACCAGCAAGAGATTATGTTTCAGATGAACAACGCAAAGCTGTTTGGGCTAGTAAAAAAGACGGTGGTGCTGGTAATCCAAACAAAGCTGTATCACCTATTAAAGCTAAAGTAAAAAAAGTAAAAGCAAAAGGTGGTGGTACTAAAAAAGTTTGTTTACCTTTGGCTAAAATACGTAGTATGAGTAAAGCTGAAAGACAAAAAGTTATAAGAGCTAAAAGATCAGCAGCATCTAAAGGTAAATACAAAAGATCATCAAAAAGTAATGTTACCGGCACTAGCAGTGGTGGTAGTTTAAAAACATGGGTAAAACAAGACTGGAGACAGGTTGGTAACCCAAGTAAAAAATGTGGAGAAAAATAAAATGAAAAAAATATTATTACTATTATTATTACCAATATTTAGTTTTGCACAAAACTGTGCACCAACATTAATAGCTACTGACACATGTATGTATGGTTACGCTAGAACGTGGGTTGAGTGGAATTCATTAGATAGTGGTTGTGCTGTAGCTAATATACACAGAGGTACACCTTACAACACGTTTAGTTGGGCTTGGTATGATCAGTTAGATACAAATTATTTGTTTGCTAATAACTATAGCCCTGGTGATCCTTTTGCTAGTTCAGAAGGTTTTTGGATGGTTTTAGAAATGAGCGATGGTAGCTTTACTGATACAATTTATGCAAATGAATTTACATGTATTGAAGGTTGTATGGATGCATCGTATGATAATTATAATCCACTAGCTAATATACCTGATGTTTGTTTAGCAATACCACCGCCTCAAGATGATTGTGCTGATACTACAAAAACCTCTATAACTATTGAATTTATACCAGATACGTACGCAGGTGAAACATCTATGCGTATATTAAACCAAGATGATAGTACCTTGTTTTTCTTACCACAAGGCTACTTTTATAATATAGGTACTGGTAATTTGTATACTCAGACAATATGTGTACCTATAGATGACACGGTAAGATTTATGATATATGACTCGTATGGTGACGGTATATGTGGTAGTTGTTTTGGTGGTGTTGATGGTTATGCTTTAATTACAGACGAGTGTGGTGATACTATATATAGTTTAACACCAGGTGACAACTTAAACTTTGGTAACGGTGATACATCAGATGTGTTTGTAATGAAAGACTGTAGCTGGATACCTATTGTTGGTAGTCCTAATCCAGCTTA